TTGCAAGAGCTTCGTGCTCCTAAACGTCCTATTGGCTTGTGAGTAACAGGGGATTTTTTTAGTTTCGGAGATAAACTATGCCTATTGGTGGCGGTATTCTTCCGGCTTCGGGTACTTCGCAATACACTGAGCTTACTTATGTAACTCGCCGTGCGTTTATTCCGAAACTGGTCGTACAACTCTACAATTCGACTCCGCTGATGGCGGCTCTGATTGCTAACTCGCAATCGGCCTCTGGCGGTGTTTCCCAAGTAACCGTTCCGGTTCAAGGCGCTCAGTTTGTGAACGCCCAGTGGTCGGACTACAGTGGCTCGTTTGCACAGCCGTCGGTTCAGCAAGGCGCTTATAACGCTGAGTTCAACCTGAAGCTGATGATTTGCCCAGTGCCGTTCCTCGGCATGGAAGGTGCAGTTCAGCAAGACCACGCCATTATTCCTCTGATCGAAGCTCGCATGAACGATGCGACCAACGTGATGATGGATGCTATGGCTACCTCGCTGTACAACAACACCACGGACACTCAACAGTTCATCGGTCTGCCCGGTGCTGTGGATGATGGTTCGACGATGCAAACCTATGGCAACATTGACCGTTCGACCTACACTTGGTGGAAGTCTAAGGTCTATGCCGCTGGTGGTGTCAACCCGACCCGTCAGAATGTTCTGCAATACATCTCTGGTACTGTCAAGAACGGCGCTGAAGTTCCGACTTTTGGCGTTTGCGGTTTCGGTACTTGGACGCTGCTGGCTCAAGACTATGTTGGTCAAGAGCAATACGTCATCACTCCGGGTTCGAGCTTCGATACCGGCGATGGCCCGAACGCAGCTTTCCGCGCATTGATGGTTGCTGGCGTACCCATCTATCCAGACCCGTACTGCCCAGAAGGTACTGTTTACTTCCTGAACAGCAACTACCTGTCGCTGTACATCCATGACCAAGGTTCGTTTGTCTTCACTGGCTTTGAATCCACTCTCCCGAACTGGCAGATTGGTTACGTCGGTGCAGTCCTGACCATTGCCGAGCTGGTTAACACCAAGCCCAAGGCGATGACCAAGGTTACTGGCTATAACTCGCTGTCACTGTAAGGAGAATAGTCATGGCACTTGCACTTAACAAAATCCTGCTGTCGGGCGCTACTGGCAATACCGCTGGTGCGTACTACCAGACCGTAACCATTGAAGTTGACGCTGGCGGTAACGCTGTCGTTGATGCCGGTCTGTATGTACTGTGCTCTAACGCAAACATCCGTGTCCAAGCTCAGACTGCCGCTAATACGTGGGCGAACGTCACTGCCGCTAACGTCGGCGGTGTCCTGATTTCGGACGGTGTAAACGTTCGTCTGGTTAACGGCGATGCTACCAACGCTGTCACGGTTACTGCCCTGACTGTCAACGGTGGCGATGCCGCTTCCGGCACTTACAACTCGTAAGGAGGCGGTATGATTGCGAATCACGTAGGCGCACTGTACCCTGACCGCTTTGACCGTATTGCCTTGGGCAAGGCGGCTGGCGCATCGGTTGGCACAACTGGCAATGCCGTTGTTACCATTCCGATTACGTCTGGTACTTCCTACATTGTTCGCCAGATTACCGTTGCCAACGCAAATAAAAGTATCGCCACGGCAAACGTTGTCGTTCTTACGTCTTCGGATGGGAACGCCAGCAATGCCGTGTCGAACGTAACCGTTCTGTCTACTGTTGATGGCACTGCAAAGTTCCAAGACGTAGGTCTGGCTACTGCGGCTGCTTCCTCGGTGTACTCGGCTCCGGCCTTGTTCGTCAAGGTAAACACCGCAGTTACCAACGGTACTTGCGATATTACGGTTTTTGGTGACGTTGTAGACCTGTAATGAAAACGATATATGTGACGAACGGCGGCAAAGAACCGCTAACAAGTATGTTCAACAGCGTGAAGTACACCTTTGCGCCGGGAGAAACTGTCGAGCTGCCTGAACCCGCTGCTCGTCTCATATTCGGTTTCGGTGAAAAAGATAAAGAGCCTTCTTTGGTGCGGTTAGGTTGGATGCAGACAAGCAAAGACTTCATCTCTGCGATGGAACGTCTGATGCAATTTGATCTGTCAGAAACCGCTCCAAAACAAGTCCACTCGTTATCCCCGGTGGTGGAGCAAGTAGTCCCCTTGCCAAAAGCGAGGGGACGAAAGCGCCTCACCCCTGATGCTTAATATGGAAACGCTATGGCACAGACCCTTGGAGATTATATTACAGAGACCAGAAGGCTTCTGCATGACTCTACCGGCGTTTTCTATACCACTCAAGAGCTAATCGACTACATCAACGATGGTCGTGAACACGTTGTTCAAGATACTGGTTGCTTACGCACCATTCAATCTGCCAACACTGTAGTCAGCCAAGAGACTTACGACTTTACGGATTTGCCAGAAGGCAACCGTACTCTCGACATTATCAACATTAACCTGTACTGGGGTAATACCCGTGTGCCTCTGCGCTATATGCCGTGGACACAGTTTAATGCTGAACTCCGCTTCTGGCAGAACTACATTGGACGGCCTCTGGCTTTTACTATGTACGGCCAGAGCAAGTTTTACCTCGCTCCCAACCCAGACCAAGTGTATTACATGGAAATTGACACCGTGGTACAGCCTGAGCCTCTGGTTGAGGAAGATGAGATAGACCCGATTAAAAAGCCATATACAGACCCGGTTGCTTATTATGCGGCGCACAAAGCCAAATATAAGGAACAAAGCTATGGCGAAGCAGAGATTTTCCTGCAACAATATCAGAAGCAAGTGCAGCAAACACTTGTGACTACCTTCACCAGAAGGATGCCAAACCCTTATAGCACTCCTTACTAATCATGCCAGCAGCCGAGCAGAAAAAGTCGTACTACGTAAGCAAGAACTTTCGTGGTATCAATACCAAGGCTAACCGCACGGCTATTGATAGTGACGAGTTTTCATGGCTTGAAAACGCCATGCCGGTTGGCTATGCGAATTTACGTGTTGTTCCCGCTCCCTCTGATGTGCTTGATTCAGGGGGTAATGCTGTAGTCGGTCTTGCCAATGTTACTTACATGGCATCTGGATATGTACAGTCTACCCCCTACCTTTTTGGATTTGAGGCTGATGGGAGTGCGGAATACTTTGACAATAGAAACCTTGTAAAAGGTCAGCTTGCTCCAGCGGGTACTTTTTCAGCATACGGCGTTCGTATATCTCAATGGAAAAATGAGCGTATACTGATTACAGACCCGGCAAAGGGATACTTTACATGGGATGGTACTAGCCTTGTCAGTATTGGTTCTGTTGGCCTTGTTACTGTTACAAACGGTGGGTCTAATTACACTTCTCCTCCAGAAGTAACGTTATCTGCGCCTAACGACGCTAACGGCGTACAGGCCACTGCTATCTGCACAATCAGCAATGGCTCTGGCTCTATTAGCACGATTGAAGTCACAAACATTGGCACTGGTTATACGTCCGTCCCTACGGTTGAAATCAGCGCACCTAACGAACAAGGCGGCATACAGGCCACCGGCGGCGCGATTATCCAGTCAGGTAACGTGGTCGGCATTAGCGTTACAAATCCCGGTCTTGGCTATACGACAACGCCAACAGTAACAATCACTGGCGGCGGTGGGTCTAACGCCACGGCAAACGCTATTCTGGCCTATGGCTCTGTCATATCAGTAGAAGTCACCGAGGCTGGTACTGGTTATACGTCACCTCCTACTGTAACGTTTACCGGGGGTGGCGGTAACAATGCTACTGCTGAATGTGCGCTTATTACTTTTGCGACAGGCGGCGTAAGCCTAGAGCTAGTTTCTGGCGGTTCTGGATACACGACTGCCCCGACAATAGCTATTACAGGTGGCGGCGGCAATAACGCTACTGCTATCGCAACATTGACAGGGGATAGCGTAGGCGCTGTCATTGTTACAAATCCCGGCACTGGATATACAAACGCAGCCAATATCGTTGTCACATTTAGCGGTGGCGGCGGCGGTAATGGCGCTTCTGTCATTGCAACAATCAACGAAACACAGACGGTAGACGTACAAACGTTCTCTGGCCGCTCATGGATTGCTCAAGGCCGGACGATTTACTATACCTCGCCTAACAGCTATAACGATTTCGGCTCTATCTCAGCCGGTAACGTCATCCTTACCGACTCGACGCTGACAGATAACATCATTAAGTTATTGTCTGCAAACAACTTTTTGTATATTTACGGCGATAACAGCATTAACGTATTCTCAGATGTGCGTGTTACCAGCACCGGGACTACGTTGTTCACCAACACAAACGTCTCTGCCAGCATCGGTACTGACCTGCCGTTAGCCATTTTCCCGTACTTCCGGTCTGTTCTGTTTATGAACAAGTACGGCGTGTACGCGCTTATCGGCTCTACAACGTCAAAAATTTCAGATGCGCTAGACGGCATCATGGAGAACATTGACTTCACGTACCCTGTGTATGCCGGACAAGCCCTGATTAACAACATTCTGTGCGCTGTATTCAACTTCTGGTACAACGACAACGGAACAACCCGCCCGATTCAGGCCGTTTTCTTTGAAAAGAAGTGGTTTATTACCAGCCAAGGCGATGAAATTACCCACCTAGCGCCGCTTTCTTATAACGGCAAGCTGGAAATCTACGCTAATGACGGGAATAAGCTGGTTGAGTTCTACACAAATAATGAAGCAAACGTAGCTTCTACCGTACAAACCGCTCTTTTGTCGATGGAAGACCCTATCCGCACAAAACAGGCGCTGAAATGGGGTGTGGAAGCTACTGCCGGATACAACGGAACGATTATCGACGTTACTGTTGATAGCGAAAGAGGCTCTAGTGGCACTTATACACAAGCAAATAGCGTCCAGTGGCTCAACGACGATGGCGATGAAGTCTTCTGGACAAACACTGACGGCGAAACTATTGCATGGATTTACGCTAGTGGCTATATTCTGTTTAAGAGCGACGCGCAACAATGGGGTAAATACCTAGGTTTAACAGTAACGTCCAATTCGGCTGGTACTGTTTACAATACATTTGAGTTTGAACACGAATTGAGAGTGAGGTTCTAAATGGCTGTCCCATATTCATTTGCGAACGCAACGGTATCTATCCCGCTGTCGCAGCTAGACGATAACTTTGATACGCCAATTACGCTTGGCAACACGGCTATCGAGCTAGGCGACACCGTTACCACGTTAAATAACATGACGTTGGCTAATGTTACTATTAGTAGCGGAAATGCAACGCTAGCAACCGCTAACGTAACAAATTTGTCTAGCGGAAACGCAACTATTACTGGAGGCAATGTAACCGCTGGCATTCCAACTGCTTCCATATCAAATTCTCAATTAGCAAATAGTTCTGCAACGCTAGGGAATACTGTAGTCACCCTTGGCTCAACCGTAACAAATGTTGGAAACCTGGCTTTAGAAAATGTAAATGTATCTAGCGGGAACGTAACAGTAACAAATGTTGTTGCAACAAATATTAGTGCAACTTCTTTAATGGTTGGCGGCGATATTACTTGGACGCAATCAACAGATTCGTATAGCCGAAACAGTGGCGTTCCTGCATCTACTCCTGTTGTAACAGATGTTCACAGAGGAATGCGTCGTTGCTTGCTGCGTGATGACCTAACAGTAAATTACTATCTTGACCCTACAAACTCAGCTCTAAAGCTCGACGGTACATCGTCTGTGCTGACTGGCGCTGATGGTCAAGTCATGGTTGAGATTCCAGCCTTCTATGTAAAATTTACGCCGGGGGCTAACAGAAACTATGCAGTATCCTTGGTGCCTTCTCCTGGATATACATTGCATCCAGCATTTATGAAAGACGGTGAGTTTGTTCCTTACCGCTACTATGGGGCATACGATGCTTGTGTTTATAACGGCTCTGTTTATGAGTCTGGCTTAAATTACGACAACAACTGGTCATCTGGTCGGAATTGGCAAGCAGATGGTGCGGCAGCAAAGCTGGCATCGGTGTCTGGTGTGTATCCTGCCGTTGGTGCTACACGCGCAAACTTTAGAACAATGGCGGCTAATCGTGGAACAGGTTGGAGACAAGTGGATTTCTACTTGGAAAACGCGGTTCAAATGTTGTACTTGGTTGAATACGGTTCTTTCAACTCACAAGCAAAACTAGGTGACGGAAACGTAAATGTATCAACTGGGTATCCAGCATCTTCCGGTAATCAAACAGATTCTCCTCACAGTGTTGCAGGTAAATCAAACAGCTTAGGAAATGCCTCTACCAATACAACAACCGGCGCTTCTAGCGGCACAAGAGATACTGCATTTATGTCGTATCGTGGTATTGAAAATTGGTACGGCAACTGTTGGAATTGGGTTGATGGATTTAATATCAATAACAATCAAGCATACGTCTCTAACACAAGAGCAAACTTTGCTGATGACACCGCTACTAACTACGATTCTTTAGGCGCACCAATGGTCGCATCTAACGGTTGGGTGACAAACGTTCAACAGTTAGAGTTTGGTTTCTTACCGTCTGATGTAGGTGGTAGCTCAACAACTTATTTGGCTGATTACTACTATCAAAACCCAGGATGGCGCGTCGCGTTTCTGGGCGGGTATGCGGTTGATGGCGCGGATGCGGGGGCGTTCTATTGGAGTCTGGATAGTGCTTCGGGCCTTTTGTATCGTGCTGTTGGCGGGCGGCTTGCTGCTTAATTTTTGTTTGTTATAATTTTATTGGGGTTGCGCGATGTTGCTGTTTCATAGACACGTCACGATTCTAGGCAGGAATGCGAATAATGGCACGAATGCAGGGGCGTTCTATTGGAATCTGAATAATGATTCAGGCAATTTGAATCGTAATATTGGCAGGCAGCTTGCTGGTACTTCTGTTGTGAAGTTGTCGCGCAAATCCAGTGTACATACACAAATAGTTAGCCCCGCAGTGCGGAGTAAAGCGATTGAAACGCACGGGGCGCACCAGCAATGAAAAGACACGGAGATTTATTCGATAAGATTACAGACATTGAAAACATACGTCTGGCGCATACACTTGCTCAACGCGGTAAGAGACACTACACCGCTGTCAAAAAAATAAACAAAGACCCAGAGCCATACTTTCAGCAGATTAGAAAGATGCTGATTACAGGCACGTTTACTACAAGCAAGTATCAGACAGAGCGAAGGTTTGACGGTGGAAAGTGGCGCGTGATTTACAAGTTGCCATATTTTCCAGACCGAATTGTTCAGCACGCGATAATGAATGTGTGCGGCCCGATATGGAAGAAAAGTTTTATTCGCGACACGTTTCAGTCTATTGAAGGGCGTGGCACACATGACGCAAGAAAGCGTATAGAAAAGTTCTTGGCGACAGAGCATAAATGCCATGCCATTAAGATAGACATAGAACAGTACTATCCATCTGTTGATAACGGGTTGATGAAGGCGTGTATACGCAAAAGCATTAAGTGCCACAGAACACTGCGTCTGTTGTACGACATAATTGACAGTCACAACGGATTGCCTATAGGCAACTTTACGTCTCAGTACTTCGGAAATTTGTTTCTTACTGATTTTGATTGGTGGGTCAAACAAACAATAAAACTTAAAGGCTATTTCAGATATTGCGACGATATTGTGTTTATGCACAAAGACTCTAAATATCTTTACAAAATACTTGTTGCTTCTTCAAAAAAGTTAACAAGCATAGGCTTATCTATTAAAGAAAAAATTGCTTTTAGACACATCCAGAAACAAGGTTTAGATTTTTGTGGTTTTGTGTTTTTTGGAACGCACACAAGGCTAAGATCAAAAATAGCGAACAACTTGCGTGACAAATCAAAACAAGCAAACCCAAAGAAATTGCTTGATAGCCTAATGTCTTATTGGGGATGGATTAAGCGTATCGAGGCTAAATCTCTTTGGAGAAATATAGTAACCAGCCGTATACTGTCACTAACAGATGGTGTGTACACAATAAATCCTATTAGGGGAACTGTATGATTACCCAAGCTGATAACAAACTACCAACCTACGAAACTTTTGGCGAAAAGTTGCGCGTCAATTTTGATGAGCAAGAAATAATCGTAAAAGACATGGATGGCAACGAGAGAGTTGCTTACCAATACACAACTGCCGAGTCTTCTATTGCGTCAAATCGTTCTCAATTGATTAGCGATATTATTGGCAGCAAGTATACAATCGGTGGAGAGTTTGCGGCAATCAACAATGCTGAATCTGACCCGCAAGAGTATGCTGAATATCAAGCGTTTCGCGCACAAGCAAAACATCTTGCTGATGAGTGGTTGAATAAGGGAGATGAATAATGTCCGTTTCATCTGCTTTTACACAACTTGGTAATACTGTCATGTTTACGGCAGCAGCTACCGCACCTACCCCGGTACAGTGTGCTGGAAAAAGCCTTGGCCCAACTCAGTATAGGATTATCAATGCTGGTACTAATACGGTATTTATGGGTTACGGCACAGAATCTTCTAGTGCTACTGCTAACGCTGTTATACCTACTGGCGGCGGCGCTAATTCTACTTTTTCGATTCCTCTTTTGCCGGGAACCGACGAAATTCTGACGTTTATGCCTAACGCATACTTTACTGGCGTAACATCGTCTGGTAACGCTGTAGTTTACATAACGTGTGGTGACGGGCTCTGAGGTATAGATAATGTTAAAGACAGTCGGCAGTGTTATTAACGCTATAGGCGCGTTGAATTACAAGGGTACGTGGAACGCTTCTACAAATACCCCGACGCTGACTTCTGGTGTTGGTACAAAAAGTGATTACTACGTTGTTTCTGTAGCTGGCACGACAAACCTTGATGGTATTACTGATTGGCAAATTAGTGATTGGGCTATCTTTAATGGTTCCGCATGGCAAAAAATTGATAACACTGACTCCGTAATCAGTGTAAACGGTGAGACTGGTGTTGTTGTATTAGACGCAGCCGATGTTGGAGCTACTGCAAACACAACCTATGTCATTGCTGACGGGCTGTTATCTGGCGGTGGGCAGTTAAACAGTAACGTTACAGTGACGCTAACATCTGTTCCGGTAGCCAATGTACCCGGAGCTGTTTCAAATACCGTAAACGTACTTTCTGATGGTCTTTTGTCTGGTGGCGGCGCTCTTACTGGCAACGTAACTATTAGCCTGACTTCTGTTCCTGCCGCTAATGTTAGCGGATTAGGGACAATGGCTACCCAGAACGCCGATAACGTAACGATTACCGGAGGTTCTATCAACGTAAGCAACACAAATACGGTAGCAACAACTGCAAATACAGCGACTTTTGCTACTGCTGCCCTACCCCTAGAGCCTGAAGGTTATATTACAATAAATGTCAATGGAATAGCAAAGAAGGTTCCTTTCTACGGGGTATGAGATGCCGAATGATGTTTTTCAACTGCTCACAACTGGTGGCGCTTTAATAGGTGGATGGCTGTTTAAGGTTATCTGGGACACAATTAAAGAAGTGAGAACAGATGTGAAAGAGCTATCAGATATTGTTCACAGCGACTTTGCCCGTAAAGAAGACTTCAAGGACTCTATAAACGAGCTACGCTCAACAATGCAGCAGAACCGCAAAGAGTTCAAAGAAGACGTACAAGAAGTGAAGCAGATGCTTGGTAAGATATTTGATAGGCTTAATCAACCATGAATATGGAATCGTTATCGAACGTTAAGTTCGGTGACAAGGACTCTCTAGGAGAGATGCTGTTTGAAAACGCACAGCAACATAAGCTATTCTGGGAAATACTGACTGACCAAGGCGAGATTCTCCCCGCCTTTCCTATAGCAGATGCAGACACAGATAACCTAGATGATTGGCTACAGATTCATCAAGTAGAACATCAAGCGTTTGCCGCAGCACTTAATCTTGATAATCCATTTAATCTGTTAGATACTGACTGGAATGTAGAGGGCGATTTCTACGACTGGTTAGCGTCGCACCTCTACATACACCAGCTTATTGCTGGCTCGTTAGGTCTAAACGAACAAGGGGAATAACATGGATTTTCTGGGTTTTGTGAACGAGCTGGCTAAGAAGGCCGCTCCAGTAACCGCTGATGACAAGATACCGCTGACAGACATGGCTCAGAAGCTATCTGATAGCGGCATGGATAGCATGGATATGCTGATGGTATCTATCTACCTGTGTGAGTTCTATGGCATTGACGAGGAAACGTCAAAGACTATGCCTATGGATACGGTGCAGAATGTTTACGATTGGCTTCAGGAGAAGAAGACAAAAGACGTAGACTTTGAACAGGCACTGGAGTCTATCAAGTGAAAATCTATCTGACAGACTATGAATACGTTTGTCAGACAGAAACTCAGCTACTGGACGATGTAAGTTATCCACAACGAGTCCACTGGTTTCCTGACACGTTTGACCGCGTTAGCACCGGAATGTTCTATGCCCCTCATAGAGTGGCTGAAAAAGTCCTGTCTAAACGCATAATCGACAAAATTAAGTCGAAATCGCGTCTTAAGACCGCTTTTATACTGGCTAGTGGCAACGCGCACTTTGCCGGAATAGGCCAGAACAAGGTCTACAACAGCCGACTAACCTACAAATATAAGTTCATGCCGCTAACCTTGACCAATATCTATGCTGGTCGGGTAGCTCATTACTTTGGAGAGGTCGATTATGTCGCTACAGATGCTACTGCTTGCGCTTCTAGTCTTAAAGTAATGATGGATGTGCAGACGCTGATAATGATGTACGGCTATCAGCGCGTTATTGTTCTGGCTGTAGAAGACCAGATTAACGATGCAATCCTAGACTTCTTTGGCGAAACCGGCGCTTCTCTGACCGAAAGCAAGGGCGGCATACCTTCTGCCTTTGATAGCCGTAATGAAGGCTTCTACATAGGCCAAGGCGCTTGCCTAGCTGTCTTTGAAGATGAAAACCGTGGCGATGACGCTAAGGCCATTCTTGCCGGTGCTTACACTGCCAGCGAGGGATGCACTAATGCTCTAGGCCAAAGAGAAGACGGACAGGGATTCGTTAATGCTATCACCGGAGCAATTTCTATAGGTAGAATCAATCTATCTGAGGTTAGTACGATTAAGACCCACGGAACCGGAACTAAATCGAATAACCTTGCAGAACGTACAGCTTTGAATACAATTATGAAAACGCCATTTGTAGCCACTTCCTATAAACAAAGGATTGGGCATACAATGGGCGTAAGTGGATTGTTGGAAACGTTGCTTCTTCTGGATAGCGTAAAAGCTGACGGAATCGTGCCAGAGATTTTGAATAGAACAGAAAGCGATAAAGTCTTTTTGTCAGAGCCAGCCGAATATAAGGATGGTTATATTCTCAGTCTAGCGGCAGGAATGGGCAATGTATACTCGGCGGCGTTGTTCAAACCTTTAGGACAGTAGCGTATGAAACGGCAGATGACCTCTAGTGAAATTATCAGGGTAGCGGCAAAGATTCAATCACCAGAGCTGCCGTTTGAAGAAGTCTACAAAAAAGTAGCTGCTGAAATTAACTTGCCGGGAACTCAGTTTTTCCGACAAGGAAACACATTGTTTATTATCCACCCGACAGACAAACCCGGTGTTGGATTCTTCCGCGCTCTTAACGCTGACGATGGAAGAAGCTATTTAGACAACTGCGTAGAATTTACCAAAGCTGCATACGCTCTTGGATTTGACACGCTATTTACTCAATTCAAAGACCCGTCTTTGATTAACATTTTCCGATACGTTGGCCGTAACAAACCTGCCGATATGGGTTATAAGGTTGAAGAAACGGCAAATGGCGAATATCAAGTAACTGTTCAGGTCGGCCCACGCCGGAATTGGAGCTAATCATGGGTGCTGTCGTACAAGCTGTTGTCGAACCAGTTGTTAAAGCTGTAGAAGAAGTAGGTCATGCCGTAGAAAACGTTGCTCGTGAAGTAGGGCAAGCCGCAGAAAAGGTTGGTCAAGAAGTTGGTAATGCTGCGGAAGCTGTTGGCAAAGGCGTGGAAACAGTTGCAACTACTATTGCCGAGAACCCTGCTACTGCTATCGCTATTGTTGCTGTAGCAGTTGCCGCTCCGTATGCAATTCCAGCACTAGTTACCGCTGGCCTAAGCACGACTGCTGCAACGATTGCTGTAGGCGCTGCATCCGGTGCGTTTGTTGGCGGTATATCAACGATTGATACAAAAGGTAGCGTATTAGAATCCGCTGGCCTTGGCGCTGCTACAGGCGCACTCGGTGGCGCTGTCGCTCCTGCTGTATCTGGCGCTCTGACCCCTACTATTGGGCAGACTGCCGCAAAC